GCCTGATTCGTCTGAAGTAACTAATAAGGCATCCTTATTGTCAATAACTTGACCAGCAACTAATAATAATGGATTTAATAATTTTAAATCATATAATGTGCTGAATCCTTGGCTCATACTGCCATCTGCGAAGCCAAGTAATTGTGTAGGAACAATTGCCATATATGGTGCATAAACTGCTGCTGATGTAACCATATCATCACCATTGTAACCTAATACGAAATCGTTAGGTGCAATTGCAGGTGAAATGTATACCTTAATACCATTTAAAGTACCTGCGAAATAAGGACCATTGATCTTAGATGTAGAAGCTGCCTTCCAACCATCGATTAATGATAAGATTGGCTTAATGCTTGAAGACATTAACATATAGTTTGCTGCGTGCTTTTGAGTTCTATCATAAATGATTTGAGAAGCTCTTTCTAATACTTCTACGAAACCATAGTAATGATCTCTCTTAGATACGCCGATAGGTAATGCTTTATTCCAAGCAGTTAACTTTCTTTCCTCATCAGTTGTTGCTTCGAATGCTGACTTATATAATAAGTTAACAATTTCAGTATCAATTTCATATGATAATTCTGCGCAAGCTTGAGTTGCTAAAATTTCACCTAAATCAATACCCATCTCTGTCTTAGCTTGGAAAGCTGCCATTTGTGAATAGTAGATTGCTACTCTTCTAGCCTTAGCTGCTAATGCGATACCTTCCATATGAGCGTTAACGATAGGTAAATCATTTTGAGGAATTACTACGTTGTCATACTTATAAGCAACCTTAGCACCAACCATTGCTTCAGTAACTTCATCAGCAAATGTAACTTCTGCACCTTGAATTACTTTATAAGTTCTAGCCTTAACTGTTGCTAATTGTTCCTTAGTATATCTATTAATGAAGTTTTCATTGAATTCAACTTCTTTACCATCAACGATAATAGTTCTGAAACCATTTACTAATGGTGTCCAAGCAGGTGTAAATGCGAATTCTTCACCAGACTCAGCTGCTGTAACTACATCAGTAACTAATGCTGCTGTATAGTTAACTCTGTCTTCATCCATCTTACCTAACTTGAATGGATCATTGAATACTTGACCTTGTTCAACGCCACCCTTATTAGAACCAGCAGTGAATGATAAATATTGAATGAAACCTGTTCTAGACTTCATAGGATATACGATAACTAAATCATTAGCGATTAAGTTAGGTAATGCTACTGTAGTTAAGTCTAAGCAGAATTTCTTAAATGTCTTCATATTAGCTAATTGAGTACCAACTGAATTCTCAAATGCTTCATTTAAGTACTCTGAAGTATTTGCTAATACTCTAGCGATTGCAATTTTCTTTGTTTCAGATAATTGTCTATTTCCATGTTCGTTAGCATAAACTTTTTCGGCAACTGCTAACTTCTTGCCATATGCCTCTAAAATATTCATAAACTTTTAATCTCCTTTATAATTTTATATATTGTAATTTATTTTAGAATTGAATTGATTTGGTTTATTAGTATAAATTAGCCATTCTCATTAAGCTATCATCAACTTCATCATCTTCAAATTGTTTTGAAGCTGCTTTATTGATTGCTGATTTTGAAACTGCTTCATTTACTCTAACACCGACTTTTCTGTCGATACTAAATGGTAACTTGCTAACATTTAATTGATAGCGTTTTAATTCTTCACAAACTGTATTAACATCTGCTATAGTATAAGATGCTCCTAATTTACGTTTAATATCTTGTGATGTTAAACCTAATTGAGTAGCTCTTTCTTCAATTAACATATTCATTGCTTCATTTGCTAATTTCTTATAGCTTTCCTTTAATGCATTAGCCTTTGTTAAAGATTCATTTAATTGTGATTCTTTCTTCTTTGCTTGTGCACTTTCGTTAACTACTTGTTCACGAAGTTGTTTGAATTTAGCCTCATAATCTTTCTTTAAATTATCAACACTTTCATTTAATGTTGCTAATTCTTTTTCTTTTGCACTAACGCTTTCGTTTAGTGTTAAAGATTCTTTGACGCTGTCTTTTCTACTTTGTGCTAATCTAGCAATTCTAGCTTTTTGATCTTCAATAGTTTGATCTTTAGCTTTTAAAGACTCATTTAAGTCTTCTACACTCTTTTGTAAATCTTTACTTGATTTAGCTACTGTTGCTAATCTTGCAATAGATGATTTATATCTATTACATTCCTCTGTAAGTTCATTAACCTTGGCATCGCTAACTGCTAATTGTTCTTTAAGTTCTTTAATTAGCTTTTCTAAATCCAACTTACCTTTAAGTGCCTCTTGAAGATTATTAAGTAAATCTGTTGATCCTTTATCTAAGGCTTCTTCAACTTTATCTTCTTCCTCTTCATCTTTATCTTCATCAGATTTTTCATCTGTTGAATTCTCATCATCTTTAGTGTCTTCTTTATCTTCTGCTTCATCCTTAGATTCATCATCTTCGTCTGCATCTTCTTCACCATCTTCTGGAATATCTATACCTAATGCTTTGCAAGCTTTCTTAACTTGCTTTTCATCAAAGTTATCTAATAAGTAATTTAGGAATACTTCTTCATCAGTTTCTTCCTCTTCCTCAGGCTCATCTAATGCTGCATCATCATTTTCTGCCCCAGGTTCTGTAACTTCTAATTCATCTACATTAACTTCTGGTTCAGTAACTTCAGCATCAACTTCTGCTTCATTATCAATATCTTCATCTAATGATTCATTAGCTAACTTTGAAATTCCTTTTTCTACTGCTGCATTTCTTGCTTTTCTTTTTGCTGTATTATCATAGGCAGGATTTGAAATTAATTTATCATCTGCTGCATTTAAACTTTCATTAAAAGGTTCAAATGTTCTTTCATCTACTGGAATATCAATATCTTTTAATTTTAATAATTCTTCCTTAGTTCCAACTACTTCAATTCCAGTTACCCCTGGTCTATTATAATCGGTACCATCAACAGTATCACCTACAACTTTAATTTTGATACCATTTTCTTTACATTCCTTTTTAAAATCCTTTACATTACTACCAATATCAATACTAGTAGTATATTTAGGTTCTTTAGCTTCATTAATATCAATATTTAAATCTTTTAATGTTTCTGCCATAACTTTTTTACCTTCTTCATCTTCTTTATTGAAGGCTTCAGTTAATGCTGTTTTTAAACTCTTCTTACTATCTAAGCCTTCTCTAACGTATTGTAATCTAGCTTCCTTAACTGCTGGAATTAAAACTATATCCCAACATTCACATTCATAAGTATCAGGATCTACTGTTTCATTACCTTCATAATCAGTAACAATGTCTCCTTGACCTCTTGAACTAACACCTAATGTAGAACCATAATCACATAATGTTTTAAGAATTCTACCATTTGGTGTATCTAGGATATCGAATACTGCTTCTAATTGACCATTCTTATTTTTAACAGGTACTTCACTTAAGCATACTGCTATCTTTTCAGGATCAATTTCAGCTCTATCCTCTGGATGTCCTAATTCACCATAACAAACTTTATTTTTAATTTTCTCTTGCATTATAGGATTATTGAAAACATTTTCCCATAATTGCTCTGAATATTTTCTTCCGTTTCTAGTTGCGTTATTAAAATCGGCACAAGGACCAACAAGTCTACCAAGAATGCCTCTTGCTTTCTTTTCTTCTTCAGTTAACTTTTGATATCTTATACCTTCAGTTACTTGTTTGATCATAAGGGAAAGTCCT